CTCTGAGGGTATAAATTTTGAAACGGCTCTACCTAAAAGATCATCGTAATAAACTTTCTTAAAGGCAGAACCGCTTAGGGGTAAATAGAAAAGCATTTGGTCAAACTCTGGTTCATATTCTTTCATCTGATCCATGATTTGATAATTCATAAAATCTTTAACACGATTTGCTTGGTCTTGTTTTTCTGGATTGATATCTCCTAAAATCTGAACTCTAACGGGTCCTTCTGCTGGTAATAATTCTTTATAAGCTTGAGCTTGAAATTGAGTTACTGCTTCTGCAAGAACTGGATGTGTTACACCTGAAGCTCCTCTAAATGGCTCTGTTCTTTTTACGTATTTAAATCCTAGTAAATCTAAACCTTCTCTATAGCTGTCTTCCCAATCTCCTCTTGATTCTTTGTATTCAACATATTGATTATATAGATCGCTTCCAAGCGGATCTAAAACATCGTCTTCTAAAAATTCTGCTAAGTTTGCATTGTGATCTTCTCCGCCTTCTGGAGCTGCAATTTTTGGATCAAAAGAAATTTCTGCTCCACCATCTTCGTCCATTGTAATTTCAACAGGACCCCCTTCAGTTTCAATTTGTTCTATTTGATTTTCTTGTTCTTGAATTATCTCAGCTTCCCCTGGAAGTTCAACAGTCGTTTTGGTATTGGGTAAAGCGTCGTCTATTTCTGCCATTGTAATATTCTATATGATTTTGGTTATGATTTCAATGTTTGTATTAGTTGTGCAAGTAATGCCGGATCTGTTTGATTCTGTGTCTTTAATGGTTCAGGGTTTTGTGTTGCCCATTGTAGTAATTGAGTTTGGTCTACGGGTTGTTGATTTGTTGAATTTACAAACTGACCTAAATTTGGATTATATTTTATGTCCTCATTATATTGATTCATAACATCTCCACCCATTTCATAACCAACTCTACCACCTTCTGCTAAGTAATTAGCTTTTATTAATTGTTCTAAAATACTTCTAATATCAGCTCCACCAAAAGATGCATTTTGTAAAGAACTTTCTATTCTTGATGCTCTCTCTGGATTACTAAATACTAATGGTGCTATTTGTTGAGATTGTTGTTGAATAGGATTAGAAATATTTTGAAGAGGATTAGACATACTTTGATCAGGATAACTTCCATCTGGATTTGTAAATAAACCCATTTTTCTTTCAATGGGTTGTTCAGTTCCAACTTTTCTAATTGCTTTCATATATCCCGCAATTCCACCCATAATTATTTCATGCCTTTAGTTAATTGAGTATTAATAATCCCACCATCTTTTTTTCTGTTCTTAACATAATTTTTTAACATAGCACCAAGATCTTTAAACTCTCCTGTGCTTGCTTTATCTTTACCAAGTTGTCTAAACATTTCTGTAAAGGATGAACCTGATATTTCTTCTTCACCCGATTCTGGTTCTTTACGTGGAGTTCTTTTTTTAGAAGCCATACCCATGTCTTCAACTTCTCTAATAACATTTCCACGAATACTAGATGCTGCACCTTCTGCATCTGGATCTGAATAGTTTCCTCTTCCTTCTTTTCCTCTACGAACTGCTTCTTTAATTCTTTGACTTTTTTCTTCTGATGTTAATCTTGGTTTAGTTTCCGTTACTTCTGTTTCTTGAATTTCTTCTGTTGGTTCTTTTTTCTTTGCAAGTAAACCTGATAGTCCTTCCATCTGTGGAGTTATCATAGATAAAATCTTTTGTGATACGTCTGGATTGTTTTGCATAAATTTTTGTACTTGCTCTGAGATTTCCATAAGTCCGCGGCCCGCGATTGCTATACCGATGGCTTCTGCAAATGGAATTAAAAGGGGTGCTGCTATTGGCATAAATTATTTCTTAGTAATAAGTTCTCTCAATCGGTGGTATTGAATCTTCTTCTTGATCATCTGGATGCGAAATAAAACCACCTTGTCTAAAACGCATGATTGCCTGAGTCGTGCTATCTACTAAATCGTCATGATCTCCATAAGGAAAAGATGCACACTCTTCAACAACTTCCTCTGCCCACTTTTCATCTGGTGCCCATATCAACCCACTTTCAAAAATGGGAGCTACAGCATTCACCCTAGCATGTTTGTCATTTCCTCTACTAGGGGAGAAATTTATAACAGGTATCCCCATTTTACGCAACTCATATGTGAGAGGTAATCCAGAAGCCTTAGATTCTATAATAACCGTTTCAGGATTCCAATATCTATATTGTTCCATAGCTTTCTTCTTAAGTTCAGGAAACTCTAATCTTTCCTTAACTGCATCTAATAATATTAAATTAGCAGGGCTATCTTGGTTTGGATAGAATACACCCCATGTTGTTATAGCTGAGTAATCGGCACTTTCCTTTTTTAAGAAAGCAGTATCATAACTTTGAATAACATGTTGAAGAGGAGGTATATAATCCTTATTCCAAACCTTCCACCATTCACGCTTGATTAACGATCCTTCTTCCGCAGTTGGATTTTGCATCCATTGTGAATTCCATTTACCAACTGATAGTGAAGCTTTAACACCTTCTAACTCTTCTAACTTCCAATACTCTGGCCATACGGGTTTACCTGATGGTAGTATTGCAGGAAATTCTACAATCTCCCACTTATCTGATTTTAATTCTTTTTGAGTTTTAAGTAACATCCCTGTCAAATCTTTCATGTTCCATCTTGTCATGACCAATACAATAGCACCACCTGGTTGTAATCGCTGACGAGGTCCCGAGGTATACCATTCATAAGCACGTTCCATAGATGACATGTTTAACGCATCTTGCTCAGAGTGTGGGTCATCGATGATAAGTAAATCCGCGCCGCGGCCCGTGATGGCCGAACCAACACCGGCTGCATAGTATTCTCCACCTTGTTCAGTTTCCCATTTACCAGCTGCCTGAGAATCTTCTCTAAGTCTTGTATCAAAGACTTGTTTGTATTCTATAGAGTCCATTAAGTTTTTAGCCTTACGACCGAATCGAACAGCGAGCTCCGTGGTGTGTGTTGATTGAATAATTTTTAAATCTGGTTTTCTTCCAATCATCCAAGCAGGTAATAGGAATGATGCAAACTCAGACTTGGTATGCCTAGGTGGCATGTTAATAATTAATCGTTTAATTTCACCCCTAGCTAATCTATTAAATTTTTCTGCTATAACTTTGTGATGTTCACCTTCTATAAATTCTGGCCAAACATGTTTAACAAAAACCATGAAGTCATCTTTTACTTTTGTCTTGGTTTTTTTCTCAGAGAGTTTTAATGCTACATTTATAAATTCTTTACGCGCATCGGGTGGAAGCTTATTTAGAATATCTTGATTCATAAAAAAATTTTGCAGAATTTTTTAGGCTCTGTTTTTGCATCAATATTATTTTTTTAGGGTTTTCCTATAAAATTTTTTTGATATTTTTATTGTAAACTCATTTACTATTTTTAGCAAGTGTATGTCTAAAACTCGGGTAAAGGGTGGGCCCGAGGGACCCAAGCTGTGAAAACAGGTGGTGGGGGGTCATACAACATCTAGTATACGAATCGTCTTGGGACCTCTATTGATTGGGGTGGGTGGGCCCTATGTTCACAAGCCGAGGTGCGTCATAGTGTCGCACCACTACATATAGTATGTTGATAGAAACATATTGCTTGACACTATTCTGACCACGCCCCGCGGATCGTTGTGGATAATTAAATTATTTATTTTTAATTGTTTGACCTATTAGTTCCCATATGCTTTAATAGGCTAAGTAAATAAATAGAAAGGATAACAAATGGCACTACAATACGACTACACTAAGGTTGCTAATCATACTAAGTTTAATGACCTTGACCATAAAGATGCATCGCGCTTCGCTTGGGTATTAGCCGCGATTGATATGAATGAAATAACTAAAAGTAATATTGATGAGATTGCTTTTAGATTAAAGTTCGCTGAACAATGCGGAGAGAACTTTTTAATCGGTTCGCTTTCAATTGGTTTAATGAAAGCAACGCTTAGATCTTACATTGGATATAAAACAAATGTAAGAACAGAAACTAGAAAAGCATATATGTTAAAAATTATGCGAATGGTTGAGAATAAAACTGAAGCTAAAATAAATGAGAAAAAAGAAAACAAAGTTGAAAGCTTAGGTTTTAAAAAAGAAGTTATAAGCGAAGGCATTACAGCTTTCACTTTAGATAGTAAGACTTTTAGATAAGATCGAAACGCCCCCAGCTGGGGGCGTCCGTTGTTAAATACAACGCTGATGAGATCAGAAACTAAAAAGGAGAATGAAATGATTGATATACAAAAAGATAATACTATCCTTATGACACCATATAAATGGAGTTTTGAAGAAAGAATATTATTTAACATTAAAAATAATAGATGTTTTGAAAAATCATATTCAAAATGGGCTACTTTTGAAATCAATAGTTTTAATGATTTTAGTATTATTAAAAAAAATGATGATGGCGATTATTTAATAGATTTGCTTGATTGTCCATTTGTTGAATCAGTAGACACTTATTATGAACATTGGTGGGGTAATAAAAAACTAAAAAAGGAATTTGATAAAGGAGATTATTTGGATATGGATAGTTTTTTAGAAGATAAATTTAATTACAATCGTATTATTATTTCTGAAAAACGAACAGCAGTATTGCCAAAAGAAGATTATCAAAAATTAAAAGAAATATTTAAACAATAAAAAACTAGATCGAAACGCCCCAATTGGGGCGTCCATCGTTTAATGCGATGCTGATGAGATCAGAAACAAAAAGGAGAATGAAATGGCTCAGTGTGAAATATGCAACGCACAAGACGAAGACATAACAAAAGAAATGTTGAGTAAAATCTATTCAACAGAAAGTGATGATTATTTTTTTATGTACAATGAAAACATAGTTTGTTTTGATTGTTATTATATAAAAGATAAATGGGAAAACAACGAAGAAGGGAAAGAAAATGGAACTAATAGTTGAGAAAAAAAGCGTATACGGAAATCATTTAGTATATCCTATATGCAACAAGGCAAAGTTATTCGCTTCAATTTCTGGTAATAAAACTTTATTGCCCGAAGTGATCGAATCAATAAAAAAGCTAGGTTATAAGTTAACAACAAAAGGAGAAATACTATGAGATCATATCAAGGCTGGAACATTAACAGTCCCGAAAGTAAGAACGGCAATTGGAGTGTAATTCTGGAACATAAGCATAGCACCAGAACCCACTTTATAAACTTAAAAAATACATTAACCTTAAAAGAGGTTGAAACTTTAATATACGACACTATCGACGGCTTAGTCGAAGAAGAATCAAAGCGATAAGACAATAACTAGCCCCGTTCCGCAAATCGTGGAGCGGGGTTTTCTTTATTTAAAAAATCAAAAAAATCGAGGGGAGGGGTAGGGGTAGGGCCCGCAGTTCACAAGCTCCTTTTTTTAAGGGTGGGTGGGCCCGAAGTTCACAAGCACCGATTACACGCGGGCCGCGAAACGATGTTCGCGTTTTGTTTTTTTTCTTAGGGTGGGTGGGCCCTCAGCGCACAAGCACAATTTTTGCGTGTATGCGACAATATGTCGCATTGACAGCGGCGCGCGATTATGCAAACGCGAAGCGCGGCCGGCGATGCGTCGGAGCGTGCGGCGCGTTTAATTTTTTTGATTAATTAAAATTTTTGTTATTAGTTTAAAATCATCAACGGCTAGCGGTGCGGCTTTGTCTATTCCCGTCAATAGATTATTTATTTCAGAAGAGGCAAAAAGTTTTACAGTTGAACGGGGGGCGCGGTGCGCCTGTTCAATGAGTATAAAATTACGCTCAGTTCTGGTAGTATGAAATAGTATTTGGTGCGGGGAAAATTTGATTTTATTTGATTGAGTGAATTTTAATTCCACCATAAAAAAACCGCACAAATTGTTATATCCTAACAAATCTGGAACGCCAAAACTTGACCAAGATTCAAGGCGTGACCAAAGAATTGAGGGGGTATTTTTCTTGAATTTTTGATATAACTTTGATTCTGGTTTCACCGTACATTTAGAGTACAGCAAAACCAGAAATTGTCAATTTATGAGGCGATTTTTAATTCCTTTAATGATTTTTCATTAAAAGGAATAATAAAAAAAGTATAGTTTTTATCACTATTTAAAAGCTTATGCGCTTCTAGTTTTTTATGCGCCTCTAAAACATTGCTTTCAACACTTTCGCAATCATAGCGGGGTGTTGCCCCGCTAATT